TGAAACTCATCGGTCAGGTCGTCACGGACCGTTACGCGATCTATCACGGCGATAGCTGCGAACTCATCCGGAAGATACCCGGAGACAGTATGGATTTCGGCATCCATTCGCCGCCATTCGAGGGGCTCTATAAGTTCAGCAATTCAGACCGCGACGTGTCGAATAACGAGGGTCCGGCGTTCTGGGAACACTATGCGTTCCTGATACAGGAAATGCTTAGGATAACGGTTCCGGGCCGACTTCATTCAGTCCATGTCATGCAGCTACCCATGACAAAAATCCGCGACGGCGCGATTGGCATGAGAGATTTCCGGGGCGAGGTGGTCCGCGCATACGAGGATGCGGGGTGGATTTTCCATTCCGAGGTCTGCATATGGAAAGATCCCGTAGTTGCACAGCAGCGCACGAAATCGATTCGCCTGTTGCATATGCAAGTCGTGAAAGACAGCAGCCTGTCGGGACAAGGATTGGCGGATTACATCCTGACGTTCCGCAAGCCAGGCGAAAATCCAAAGCCGATCAAGGGCGGATTTTCGCGATATGTCGGTGATCCGAAAGACGAACCGGATCGGTCGAAATACACCATGCCGAACGATGCTAGGAATTGGTACTCTATCGAAGTGTGGCAGCGGTATGCATCGCCAGTGTGGATGGATATCCGCCAGACGCGCACCCTGCAATACCGGGGCGGTAGGGATGAGAAAGACGAACAGCACATTTCGCCGCTGCAACTCGACGTGATCGAACGGTGCATCGATCTTTGGTCGAATCCCGGCGATAAGATTTTCACTCCGTTTATGGGTATCGGATCTGAGGTCTACGGCGCGGTCTCGGCTGGCCGGTTTGGTATCGGAATCGAGATCAAGGATACCTATTTCGCGCAGGCGAAAAGGAACATCGCCGCACTGGACGCACTACCTGCTGCCGACATGGTGGACGATTTCCGCCCATGACCGTTGCCGAATTGAAACAAAACTACCGCGAGGTCCGCGCCAGGCTGATGGGCCGGCCGCAGCCATGTGAACCACGGCCAGTGCCTCGCCACGAGCGGGTTATCATGCGTCTGCCGCCGCAGCCGGTCGAGATCATCCCGGCATCGGAGCCAAGACTGCCGCGTCTGCCTGCGCACGTGGTCGAAATCATATTTCAGGTCGCGGAAAAACACGGCGTCAACGCCTCGCAGATAATCTCGAAACAGCACAGGAAACGGAAACTCGCATGGGCTCGCCATGAGGCGATCTGGCGGGTTCGGGCCGAGGTCACACTGCCGAACGGGTCCGACGCCGCGTTACCGAGGATCGGGAAATGGTTCAGCGGCAGGGACCATACGACCATCCTACACTCGATAGCGAAATGGGAAGCGCATCGGAATCGGTGCGCGGGAATGGGAGTGGAGCCGTGAGCGTTATTGAGAATTCAGATTTTTTCTGGACGCTTGGAGCCATTTGTCTCATCGGATCTATTGAGCCGAGACTGGCGTTCATCTCAGGCTTGTGGTGCGTTACGCTCGCGATGTGGATGAACTGATGTGGTTCTGCTGGGAACGTTCACCGCGTGGATGGGCACCGGTCGTGTTCCATATCGAGAAACCTCGCGCGAGCGACAGTCGGATGATTATGTGCGAGGTTCCGGGTAACCTGGCACCCGGTGGCGACCCGATGTTCGGCCTGCTGGTCGAGCGGTATCCTGCTCCGGTCGAGCCGAGGCAGGTTGATATTGTGATTGAAAGAAAACCGTGATGGAACCCGCCAAAACAAAAGCCATTGATCTGGCGGATAAAATCGAGGCCGCGCATTTCAGTGGTGAAGATCCTCTCGTTCTGGGAATAATGATCGGCGTCTTGACTGCGCGGTTCTGTATGACGCTTACGGACCGCAATCGAGATGATGCAACCGAGGCTGCGAAAGCGATCTCATGCGATGCGCTTATTTGCATCCGAACCATGAAATTCGCGCCAAACCATTGAAAAGGAAACCGTGATGGAAATTTCCCGCCGTGCGTTTCTGATGTCGACCGCAGCCGCGCTTGCGACGGTTGCCTCGCCCGGCCTGGCAATCGAGGCCGGATACTATGGAGGCCAAGGCCCGATTGGCGCGACCGGTCCTGCTCGTATCGGCACCGCGTGGGCGGTCGGCACATCAGGCGAATTCAACTGGCACCGCGTCTTTGCGGAAACGCGCGAGGAAGCCTATCGGACATGGCTCGGCGGAGATGATGATCCTGACTTTGAAATTTCAGATGCAGTTCTGGACGAATCCACCTTCCGCGTCGAGCGATGGGATTGCATCGAAGAACTAAAGCCGGCCGATTGGTTTCGTGCTGGCATGGGCCATATATGCGACCGATGCAGCGGCGAGGCATATTCAGATTACGGCTCGATGATCATCGATGAGGATCGCGTGATCTGCGAGGAGTGCATCACGTTCGGCGACCGATGCCTAATCGACCAGCCTGACGACCTTGTCGAAGATCTGATCGAGTTTTTCGACAATCACGATGGACCAGACGGAGCACGGGCATTTCTGATGGCGCGCGACTGGTGGGACGACCTTCCGGTCGAATCGTGGAACGCGGCGATGGAGTGGGTCGCCAAAAATCCATGATCACGCTGCGCCCATTCCAATCCGAACTCCTCGACGCCACGCGCGCCGCGCTGCCCGAACATCGGTCCGTTCTGCTCTACGCGCCGCCAGGTGCAGGCAAGACGGTCATCTCTGCGTCTATGGCGGCTGGCGCGGCACGCAAACGTCGACGCGTGATTTTCGCGTGCCACCGCCGCGAACTTCTCATGCAGACATCCAGAACGTTCGACCAATTCGACATTCAGTATGGCTACATCGCCGCGTCTATGCCAGCGAACCCGTTCGCCTCGGTCCAGATCGCGTCAATCGATACGCTGCGCAATCGATACGAAAATCACCCGTGCGATCTGCTGGTGGTCGACGAGGCGCACCTTTCTGGAGCGAATACATGGGCGCGCATCATCGACCATTACCGCGATGCCGGCGCGTTCGTAGTCGGACTGTCTGGGTCGCCATGTCGCCTCGACGGTAAGCCGTTGAAGGCGAATTTCCGTCACATGGTCGAGGGTCCGCAACCAGCGTGGCTGATCGAGCATGGATACCTGTCGCGGTATCGCGCGTTCGCGCCTGCGCAACCGGATATGACCGGGATCCGCGTCCGTGCCGGCGATTACGTCGCCGACGATCTGGAGGCGAAATTCGACCGACCGTCAGTGATCGGCGATGCGGTCGGCGCGTGGCGTAAATTCGCGAATGGCATGCGCACCGTCGTCTATTCGTTCTCGGTCAACCATTCCAAGCACGTCGCCGCGACATTCGAGGCCGCAGGCATACCAGCCGCACACCTAGACGGGACCACCGGAAAAACCGAACGGCAGGCTGCCATCAATAGGTTCGCTGATGGTGAGATTAAAATCCTGTCCAGCGTCGAACTCCTGACCACAGGTTTCGACCTGTCAGCGCAGGTCGGGCGCGATGTCCCGATTGAGGCGGTGTCGCTGTTGCGACCCACGAAATCACTCGCGCTCGCGATTCAGATGATGGGGCGCGGATTGCGTCCTAAACAGGTTCCCGCGATCCTGCTCGACCACGCCAACGTCATGCGCGACCACGGGCTGCCAGACGATCATCGCGTCTGGTCGCTGGATGGCGTGGCGTCGACAAAAAAACCAGGCGAGGCGACGATTCCGACGTGCGTCTGTGCGAACTGTTTCGGGATGTTTCGACCTGCGTATCAGTGTCCGCACTGCGGCGAGGTTCGCGAGGTCGATGGTCGAAAAATCAAGCAGGTTGAGGGCGAGTTGTCCGAGATCGACATCAAGGCGCTGCGCGATCTGGACACGGCTCGCGACGTCGAATTCGCGAAACGGCAGGCTCGGATCGAAGAAGGCATGGCGAAGACCGTGGCCGATCTGGCGGTGATTGCGAAGGCGCGGAAGTACCGCGTCGGATGGCTGGTCGCGAAGGCCAAGGCACGAGGGCTGCCGATAACGTATAACGATGCAGTGAGGGCGATGCGATGACAGCCGAGGATATCCTAGCCAGCGCCGAGCGCGTCATGGAGTCGGTTACGTTCGACGTTTCCGGCATAAACGGGCGAGGCGGAAACGGTGGCCTGACTTCGACCGATACCATCCGCGCGTGCGACGAGTTGCGGCTGGTGATTTCGAGATACAGGATGGCGAACATGGAGACGGCGAAATGACCGACCCGAAATCCGAAACAAACATCGTCCGTCTCATCCTGCTGCGGTTCTCGAAACTCGGCGCACGGCTGTTCCGCATGAACTCCGGCCAAGGCTGGATCGGGCAGGCGACGAAATTTACGACCGCACAGACCGTCGCGGTAAAACCGGGCGACGTGCTGATCCGCCAGGCTCGCCCGTTCCACGCCGGGTTCGAGGGCCTGTCCGATTCCGTGGGATGGATTCCAGTCGAGATCACTCCGGCGATGGTCGGTCGCACGGTGGCGGTTTATGCCGCTACCGAGATCAAGACAGAGACCGGTCGGGCGACCGATCCGCAGAAACGGTTTATAGCCGCCGTCAGGGCCGCAGGCGGGGTCGCAGGGGTATGTAGAGCCGAACAGGACGCGGACGCTATGGTGGCCCGCCTGTGGGATTACGTTTGAACGGTATTCAGTAATTCGGTGACCATCTCGATCCGCCGACCCAGCCAGCGCATCGAATTCACCGCCATCGAGTTTCCAAGCGCCTTATATCGCGGACCGTCAGGCGTGCGGTTTTTCCGATTGTAGACCACGTCGGTGTAGCCATCCGGAAATCCCTGCAGGCGCTCACATTCGAGTGGCGTGAGGCGGCGAACGCGCCGTCCGGCATAACCTCCCTTGCCACCGCTCTCGGCTCCGCGCGTCAGCGTCCGTGCAATCGGCGGCGCAACCAGAAACGTCTCGCTCTCGAAATCCTGTCTCTGTGCTGATTTCGCGTTCAGTCCGGCCGCATCGACGTTGCGGCCGGATTGATTGTTTCCGCCGTAGGCAATCAGCATCCCGACAGTCGCGTCCTGCACCGAATTTCCAGGCACCGCGTGGCCGCCGGCTGAATTCAGCGCGCCAACTATGTCCGATGCGATCAATCCACCGTCTAACTCGAAGTCGGTTCCAAGCCCGCCACCGCCTTTAGTGCGAGCGCTAATTGTGGCGGCAAATCCTTTCCCCGCTTTTCGGCTCGGCGGAGAATTCCCCGACAGGCTTTCGGGCTCAAATAATACTGCGGCGGCACGTCGCCAGCTTCGAGAATTTCCGACAACGAACACACGCCTTCGTCGCTGAGGGACAGCCCGTCCAAACCCGTCGACTCGGATGAACTGAGCGTCAAGAACTCTGTAGGCGAACCCATACCCGAGTTCGGCCAGGCCGCCGAGGAAGGAACCAAAATCCCGTCCGCCTCCCGACGACAGGACGCCGGGGACGTTCTCCCATACCATCCATTCGGGGCGATACCGATCAACAATCCCAAGATAGGTGAGCGCGAGGTTTCCTCGCGGGTCAGCAAGCCCGCCGCGAAGTCCCGCCACCGAGAAACTTTGGCAAGGGGTTCCTCCGACGAGAAGATCGACATCTGCATCCGGCCACTCCTGATATTTTGTCATGTCGCCCCAGTTCGGGACGTTCGGATAATGAGATTTCAATACCGCGCACGGGAATTTTTCGATCTCCGAAAACGCCACCGGAGACCATCCGAGCGGGTGCCAGGCAACCGTGGCGGCCTCGATACCGGAGCAGACGGATAAATATTTCATCCCCGTAACAATCCCCTCGGCACGCCAACCGCGCGCGAAATCATTCCCGGCGCGAAATACATCGCATCCGCCGACTTTACCGCGCCAGGCAGCAACATCAGCAGCCGTTTCCAGTCGGCCTGCCACTGCGGCTTATCCTTCATCATCTCCGACAGGCCGTCCGAGCGATTCGCGAACCATACTGTCTCGGCCTCGACCCGGATCCCGCGCGGCCCAAGCTCGCGCGCATAACCGATATCCTCAATCGCCTGGCCGACCGACATTTCGCGCGGTCCGTCATTCGTCATTACTCGCATCATCCGGCTCATCAGATACGCAAACAGCCGGACGTGATCCTCCTGGCTGTCCAGCGAAACGTGGTCCGTCCATTGGTGCTTCCGGATAAATGCCTCGGCCGCGTCGCGCGTAACCTTTCCCGTCGAGTGCAGCATGTAGAGCCCGGCGAGCAGCGGCCCCAACTGGTCGGCGGCGCGGCGGTTTCCGATCGCCGAGGCCGCGATATTCGTAAACGTCTCGGCGTTCGCGAGCAGCGCCGGCATGTTCCGGACTGTGCGCAGGAACATCCGGCTGGCATATTCAGGCGTGAACCAGTCGGATATGTCCCGCATCAACTGCCGGTAGTGCTCGTCGCGGTCGGAGTCGGTATTTTTCCGCAGCACCAGCTTGGTAATCCGGCTCTCGTCTGCGTGGTGGCGGATACTGGAGTGGATCGACGAGAGGCAAAAACACGACCGCATGATAAACGTTCTGGCGACGTGGTTCTGGCCGCCCTTCGGGATCCTCGCGCCGGTCGACGAATACCGCGCCAGATCCAGACTTCTGTGCATAGATCATGCATCCGAATTCTGGGAACTCGTCAGCGATACCGCCGATTTTGACCAAGCGATTGAATGTATTAACAGGGCGTACATCGAAATAAGCCACGTCATCTACAGTCATTGCGGTAGCAGAAGCACCAGCGGTCAGAGTGATTCCGAAGTTAGGAATCAAGTGAGTCGCGCCAGTGGTGATGCCAGTCCAAGTATCGATCAAGAGTGCATCGTTTGTGAACTCAGCGTCTGCACCACGACCGAAGTCAACGTCAGACACAGCATAGATCGCAAGAGCGTCCGCAGCTGTCGCCTTCAGAATGATTCGAGCGAGTTTAAGATTGGCCGCAGTTGTCACGGTAGCAGTAGCGAGCAATCCAGTCGCTGCGACAACCGAAGTACCAACCACGTCAGTGATCGTTCCTAAGTTACCAGATGCTTCAGCAGATCCTTCAGTAGGTGCCTTGCCTCCGAATAATTGGAACAACCAATTTGGATACTCGGAAACGCTGAAAGCCAAAGATGCTTCGATGTCGCCATCCTCAATCTGCCAGCTGAATCGATTAGATCCACCCTTTAATTCGATTGTTTTTCCTTCGAGAGCGAAGGTAGATCCCTGAACGACTCGCGCCATTCCGTATGGGATCTTAGTAGTAATGTTGTACGGAGTCACGCTGTGTACTCCGAAAATTGTCCTTGGTTTACTTAAGCTCATTTTTCATCTCCTTCTGTTTAATTAATCAGATTGAATTCGATCTGAATCCCAATCACCTTTGTATAAAAACTCGCATTGAATAATTTAATATCGACAGGCGTTAAGAGTCTCACCGTGCCACGATCATACCCTCTCAAAAAAGTATCCCATGAATTAACCGCAGCCTCTTCGAGAGCGCGCTGATATCGCAGCACTCTTTTATAATCTAAAAAATCTGATCGCTGATTGCATAGTAGATCGAACTCAAGAACCACGTTCTTTGCGACAGAGTTACCCTCGACAGTGACTTGAATGTCATCAACAAAAGCAAACACCGACTGATCGTAGTTGATTACTTTTTCGTCAAGTGATCCTTCAACCCAGGCGTCAACGTCGATCTGAGGCAGTTCGAAATCACCTTTATCTAAATTGATCGCAGAGATAGCGTCAGTCAGTTCTGACTTGAATGCTTCGACTGCTTTAGTGAATACGGTTTCAACGTCAACTTTGCTCATTTGTCGGCTCCTTTGATTTAATTCCTAGTGATCTCAGAACATAATTATTGATTGCTTTTTTCCAGGCGATCTCACGGCGACTCAGTCCAGACGACTGCGCATATCTAGTAGTAGATGGATCAAGGAATAAAAACGGGCGCATTGGCATTCTGCGAGTACCGTATTGGTGATGCTTTCCGTATGGAACGCTTGTACCGATTTCTAGAGTCGTTGCAGTAACGATTTGAACCGCGTTCGTGTCTGATTCTTCGGTGATCGATTTCTCAAGCGCCCCGCTGAACTTCAAAAGAGGATAACCTTTTGGTAGGCCAATCGCCTTTTGCTTAGCGTACTGATAAGAGGTCAAATTACCATCTCGAACGCGCTTGTCTGGCCTTCCTGGATTCTTCCAGGTCTGTGAAATCTTAGGACCAGAAAAGTCCTCGTATTGACCAGGGCCTTTTAGTTTAAAAATAGCTTGATTGGTTTTATAAAAGCTTTTTGCAATCCCAATAAACGCAGGACGCAAGTCACTGACCTGTTTCAAGGCTTCAACGATAAATTTGTCAAAGTCAGTGCTGTAAACTTTATAAGTTACCATTGCACCTTATCCATTTCAAAGGTGTGGCAAGTGTCGGTGTCACATGTTGGACCGCAGTTACTCGCGACTGATCCGTCAGAGTTTAAAAGAGGAACGTCTTTCAAAAGCAGATCGCCTTTCTGCCCTAGAACCGGTTAAAAGTTCCTCACCTTGTTTGATTCTTTGTGCCGCTTTAAAACCAGTAAATCTTTCCTTTTCCTCAGTCATCTGCTGTTCAAAGGATTGATCTTGAAATCCTTTATAAGCATCGTAGGCTGTAGTTCCAAGGAAACCAATAGCCTGCCCTAGTGCCTTTCCCTTGAGTGAAATGGCTTCAGCAGCAGCCGCAGGGTTTGCAGTGGCTAAAGGAATATCCCTTGTAACATCCGCAGTAAACTTTGTAGCCATTTATTTCTCCGTAATAAGAGGTTTACGTGGACCGTAGGCACCATGTAAATAATCTGTAAGGTTCTTCTCTAGCATAGGGGTTTGTCGAATATCCCTAGTAGCTTGAATAATACGTTTCTGTTCTTCATAAGAAACACCCTGCATAATTCCTTGGATATGTGCCATCCACTCTCCTGCTAGTTGTGTATTACCATTTTTATATGCTTCTGAAGCCTTTAACTGATATAGGCGCACCTCTGTTGTTAGTTCCTTAACACGTTTCTCGTAGTCTTGTTTAGTAACATATAGT